CATCAGTGAATGTCGCTGTAGTTGATGAGCTATGCCACAGTTTATAATACGACAAGTCAAAGTCAGTTGAAGCAGTCCAGCTAAAGAATAGAGTACCACCAGATAACTGCTTCTCAAAGGTAGATGGAGCAGATGGGCCAGTAGTATCAGCTTCTACAGTCTTTGATACATTAGTGAAGTCACCTTTAACCCCTAAAGCATTAATAGCTCTAGCCCTAACATCGTAGACTATTGTACCTGCTGCACCAGCTAGAGGTGTCTCAATGTCTAAGATCTCAAATCTACCTAAGTCACCTGTGCCTAACACACTGTAAGTAGACTCTGTAGACTTCTTAAACTCTACCTCAACGTAATCTACTCTGGTTGGTGATGTAGCTGATACATTAACTACAAGGACGTTAGTTACATGCTCGTTAATAACTCTATATTCTTGAGTGAGGTCTACAGCTACAGGTGGTACATCAAAAGGTGATAGCAGAGTTGTGTTATCAGTTTCATAAACAACACCATCGTCTACATCATCAAAGACAGACTCACTTATCTCTCTTAAGGTCATCTGTGTCTGAAGGTCATTTCCCTCTTGTAGACCAAATGTCCACTTGACAACTTCAAACTCTTTGTTAGTCCAACCAAATCTAGTGTTGGTTACTCTTACAATATCTCCGACCTGTACTTGAAAGGTTCTTAAACCAAAGGATGCTTCTATCGTAAGTTGTTGACGGTTTCGTTCAAGTAAGATACGAGCTATACGTCTAGCTTGAGTTACGTTATCTGTAAATGCAAGATTTAAGTCTACTACACTTTCTTGCCCGTTATCTACAACAACAAAGGGGTTAGCAGCAGCAGCGTCAGGGACTTGAGGGTAATCAGTTACTTGATAAAAACTATCTGGGCCTTTCCAAGTACCTTTTACAATGTTGAAGTTATCTCTTCTTGAGTGTCTAGTTGAAACATTGACAGCAGATCTAAAGTCATCTTCGTTTATATCTAACACGGGAGATGTGTAGTAAGCTGGTTTCATTCTCCACTTACCTTGGGAATACCAAACCATACCACCCATTGAAGTAAGAAGGTCGTTTAAAATATCAGCAGGGGTTATAGAGGTTACAAATGCCCCGTTAAGGGAAAACCTAGTATCTCCCGTTAAGGTAGGATAGTTAAAGTACTCACAAACATTAGCTGCTGTAGAAACATAAGTATCATCTACGTTAGCTGTTTCTTCATCAAGACCATAGCTTGAGGTGAGGTAGTCTCTGATACATAAGGCTGGGTTGTCAGACCAAGCTGTAGTGCTTGTACGGGGATCATATACCTTCTTACCTTTAATTACAGCTTTAATCTCAGGGACACCATTGGGGAATATATCCGCATCATACTCCATGACAACGTAGAGATAAGCTATACCTGATAGTTTACGTGTGGTATCCCACTCTGTAGGTAAAGATATATTATTTACTTCTGAAGAAGTGACGGCCGCTTGACCAGACGTTCCTAACCTTTCAGCTATATAGACTTTACCATGATAACGACTATTAGAATCAAACAACTCATCGTTAATATAGATCTCTTCAAACTCTTCAATCTCATGCCCAGCAAAAGCAATAACTTTATGTAAGTACTTATTTGGTACACTTCCAAGTGGATCTACATAATTAGATGTACTTATATAAACCTCTGCTCCACCTGTCTGTGTTTTACCGTATATAACTTGATGAGCTAAAGCTGTACCTCTTGCTGTAACTTGATAGCCCCTGTTTGCACCAGTTCCTATAGGGGGCTTAGGGGTGAGTGCATTTATAGCCATGCTTGTAGCTGCTGTTAATAAGAAGTAGCCAGTCCAAGTAGATGCGAAGTAACCTAAACCCGCAACTACTGCCGCAGTCATTGTGGCCCCTGCTGAGTAGGCTGCAACACCGACAGCTATTGAAGTCATAACAGCCATTAGCTTAAAACCTTCTCAAACTTGGTTTCTACTTTTGAGTAACCTAAACGCTTCATCATGGGGTCTATAGGGTTCTTTTCTGTTGTGGTGACATGAAGTATTTTAACACCATCTTCTTTGATATACTTCTCAGCAAACTTAAATAACTTGTAGCCTATCATACCAGACCTGTATTCTTCTAAGACGTAGATTATCTCAGCTACAGCTATTATGTTTCCCTTTGAATGTATATTAGGGATAATATGAGATATAAAATAGCCGACTAATTTATCTTCATCTCTGCAAGTAAATATGCGAAGTATGTTTAGCTCTTCTAGCTTATGGTACGTGTCCCAGTCAGGGTCTAACGGGAAGCTAGTCTTGTTGTGTTCTATCTCTTGCCAGTCTAACTCCAGCAGGTAATGTATATCGTTTTTGACTGAGCTTAAGAACTCTTGTTTATATTGTACCATTACAATCTAGAAGTTGCGAGCTATTGTATTAAGAGTTGCGTCACTAGGTTTGAAGCTGCCTCTTCCCCAAACAATTTCTTTATCCTGTATGCTTTCTACAAGGTCTAGTCCAAAGTCAGTGGGATATATAGATTTCTGATAACTACTGCTGTACCTAGCTACTCTGGCTCTTTCCAAGTCAACTAGCTTATTTTCTACCTTTAAATGTATTGTACTTGTCTCAGGTAACTCTTCTATGTCCATCTGATCCATGTAACCTGAGAATATCTCAGTGAAACCAGCGTTAAGGTCTTCTAAGTATATCTTGGAACCATCTTCTAGCAACAAGAAAGATGAATCTTCTTTTATTATCTTTGAAGCCTTAAATAAACCAAAGTATATTTTACAGGTTCTACCTTGATATGGAGTGCTGAGAGCTAATGATACAACTTCTGAAGGGATACCTGTAAGGGATAGTGTAGCACCTTTAGCGGCTATCTCTGTAGTTTCTTCGATAGAGGAAACATTAAGAAGGGTTCCAGCACCTGTCCAATCTACTCCTTGTACGTTAAGAGTACCTATACCTGTCCACAGACGTAATACATCAGCACCATCAAAATTTAACTCTATGGCAAAAAAGGGGTAGACTACATTATCATCTAAGGCGTCTATTACTGATGTGGGTAAGGTACGTGTCATTACTGTTGTGCCTCTATAGCGTCAAAGGATATGCCGTAGAAACTTGCGTTATCTATAGACCAAGAGGTAGTACTCTGTGCAAGTCTGAATACACCTTTAGGGCTATTGTAAATAACGGTTTCTCCTGAGTATGTACTTCTAAGAGAAGGCCAGACTTCCAGTTCAACATTAGTACCAGCAGTTCTATCAACCAAGACTTGATGCAGTTTAGCAGCAGAACCTGTACCTAACTGAATGTAATCACCAGCTAGAAGTGTTCCTGTCAAAGTTATAGTTGGAGTAGCGTCTCCTGCATTACCTGACAATGTAGGTGTACCACTTACTGCACCTCTAGGTGTAGCATAATCAGGGTCACCTAGTAGAAATGTCCCTACAGGCCCCTTAAGAGATACCAACATAGCTTTCCATTCAGCAGCTAGATCCCTACGCACCGAAGGAATACTAACACTAGCTTCCCACGATTGACCTTGGTGAGCTATTACTTGTTGCTTATAGGTAAAAGGTGATTGAGAGACAGCTACAGCATTTCTAGCCCGTAACTCAATACTCTCTATGCCAATAGTAGTTGGTGTATTAAGGGGGTAACTTATAGCCATGTATTATCCAAACGTGCTTCTCATTTGACCGCCTCTACGACGAGCATCCATGATTTGTTGTTGTGTCATATTAGCAATCTTAGGTGCAGCTTCTGCAATTATCCTCTTGACACTTTCATCACCATTAGCTGCAAAGCTAAAGTTCTGTACAATGTTTACAGCACCAGTGTCTCCGCTTGCCTCTACACCTAACTTGCCACCTTTACCTCTCTTAAGAGGCATAATAGCTTCTGGGCCAGCTTCACCCATAAGACCAGTTTTACCACCAGCCATAGGGAAATATGTTGGGCCTCCTACTACACCACCATTAGCATACGCTTGTACTTGCTTACCACCTTGGATAACACCACCATCAGCGAAGGGGAATATAGATCTCTTGATTGACTGTACCATAGTTTCAACAACAAGGATTCTATAAAGCTCTCTTATAATATTAGCAGCCATAGATCTAAAGGCATCTTTAGCTGACATAGTTCCGTCTACAATAGACATGAAGGCGTCACCAAAAGATTGACTTATTGTGTCAGCTACACGCTCTTGTTTTTCTAGCTCTTCTGTTTGTAGTCTTATTGCGTTTGTAGCATCGACAGCTTGTTGTATTTGATCTTGTGTGTATTTATTTCGGTTTTCACCTAATGCTTGAAGGACACTAGCTCTGTCTTGTTCTACACCTAAAAGTTCTCTCTGGAGTTCAAGGTCTTCCATAAGGGACACTAGGGCATCTTTAGGCCCTTCTTTGCCCTCTTCTCTCGTTCTTTCCCTGTATATTCTAGCAGCTTCCGAAAGAGAATCCATATTAATGAACATAGGGCTAGTTCCCATGAGCATTTCATTTTTAACTCTTAAATTATGTAGTGCTTCCTCTAAAGCTTTTCTTTTATTATAAATCTCTACTGCAACCTTTATCTCTTCATCTTTTTGATTCTGTATAAGTTGAGATTGGTGATTATAAGACTCTAAAGTAAGTCTTTCTCTGGTCGCTTTTGTTACCTGATATATTCTTACAGCTTCAGCTAACTCTTCATTCTTTTGAGTCGTTATTAATTGCGCTTGATGATCGTAGGATTCAAGATCAAGGCGTTTTCTTGTGGCCTTTCTCTCATTATAAATTCTTACAGCTTCTTCAAGTTCTTTTGCGTAAGCTTCTTTAGCATCTTTAACTTGTGCTTTATATAAAGCTTGTAGTCTTCTTTTCTTAGCTCTGTCAGCAGCTACGGATTGATCTATTTGAATCTTCATTGCAGAGCTTACGGTTTCTACAAGATCTATTTCTTTTCCTATGGCAGATAAAGTAGATTTAACCTCGTTTGTTAATAGGCCCCTAAAATAAAGAGCCTCAGTAGTTAGTTTCAAGGATCTAGCTAACTCTTCTTTGCTTTTACCTTGTATTTCTAGCAGTCTTCTAGCTACGAACTCGGCTTCATTAGCGTCCTTTAAGCCAAAAGCTTCAAAATAACCTGCCTCTGTGTCTGGGGTCATTTCTTTACCGATGATCTTGCCGTATTCAAATGCTTTTAGTGATTCCTTAAGAGGCTCTACAAAAGCTTCAAACTTAAGTTGTATAGACTTAGCCTCAACCTCTTTCATAACAGCTAAGATTAAAGAAAAGCTATCTTGTATGGCCTTTGCCTGAGTTGTCATACTCTCTGCAAAAGCTGACATATCAAGTTCTGCAACAAAGTTTAAAGATGATCCCAAACCTTGGATCTTGTCAGATATGCTATCAATAGCTTTCTCTGATACATTTCTAGTGTTTAACCAAGCAGCGCCAAATAAAGTAACTACAGGAATAACAACGCTTAAGGCAGAAGATATTCCAATGGCTTTCATAGCTGTTAAACCCAGCCTATCAGCAACTAGAGGTAATACACCCACAAGTTGAGAGGCTTGCTGACCAAAGGCTACAAAGGCATTAGTTCCAGATTGTATTTGAACAACAAAGTCACTTACCTGATAACCTAATTGTTGAGTAGCAACACCCATCCTATTATTGTTCTTAGTAGCACCCATTTGTGCTTGCATAAACTCTCTTTGGGCCTTCTCAGCCTTTAGATACTCTTGACCCAGTGTGCGAACATCATAATGTGCCTTTTGATAACTGCTAGAATACTTCTGTAGTGATCTACCTATAGACTTTATACCAGCGTCGAATTGGTTTTGCGGTATTTTTCCACCAGCATAAGCTCTGGCAAGGTTCTTAACTTTTCTTTCTAGTCCGTTAGTGGCAGCAACAGCCTTATTAACGTCTGAATAGTCAGTGCTTATCCTAAGTGTTACGTCTGCCAAATCAGCCATTCATCGTACCCATAAAGACTACATCAACACGTTTTATTGCTTCTATTTCCCAAGAAGACAATGGTGTATCTGTAAGCTCCTTCCATGTTTTTATTTCTTGATAACTTATCGGGTTTGGG